CCATCGCCGCCGCCACAGACGCATCAGAAACCCGGATCTGCTCAAGCGCAGCAGAGCAAATCTTCTCGGCTTCCGCGCGGGCTTCATCAACAATCTTCTTGGCCTCGAATTCCGCCGCGACCGTCAGTTCGTTCACGTAGGCCTCGGTACGCATCACATACGAGTTAGCCG